GATCTGCCCGCCCCCTATCTGGTGGTTGATCTCGGCGGCGGATCCACCGAGCTGGTCATCGGTGGCGACGGCGTCAGTGCGCCCACTACCCAGGTTCAGGGCGCGTTTTCCATGAACATCGGTTCCGTGCGCATGACCGAACGTCATCTGACCAATGATCCGCCGACCCAGACACAGATCGATGAGGCCGTTGCGGACGTCGATGAACATATCGATGAGGCCTTCCGCACCGTGGACGCAGGCAAGGCCCGTACCATCATCGGCGTGTCCGGCACGGTGACCACGATGACCGCCTTGGCCATGGGATTGAAGGAATACGATCACACCGTGGTCGACGGGCATCGGTTGAGCCTTGAAGACGCCTATGCCGTGGACGACAAGTTCCTTAGGATGACGCGCGTCGAGCGCCGCGAATACAAGACCATCCACCCCGGCCGTATCGATGTGGTCGGCGGCGGCGCTGTGGTCTGGAGCCGTGTGCTGGCGCGTGTCAGCGAAGCCGCCAAGGCCGATCATGGTGAAGCCATCGATTCGTTCGTTGCCAGCGAACACGGTCTGCTGGACGGCATTGTGCTCGATTATGGTCGCCGGTTGCTGGCTCAATAGCGTAAGTGGTAAGTGCCTCCAGCGGGCTGAGCCGTTAAGCAAACAGCCCGGTGGGCTGTTTGTAGGCGAGGGGAGCGGCTATGCCGCGACGGCTGCACGAAGTGCAGCAACCCGCAAGCAATGCTCAGGGCAGGAGATAGCTTATAATAGAAAAGTTGGCCTCCGTGGCGAAATGGTATACGCAGTCGACTTAAAATCGATCGCTTCGGCTTGTGGGTTCGAGTCCCACCGGAGGCACCTTCGCTAGACTGTGGAAAATAGCCGTTTTGCCTTGCGAGAGTAGGGCTGAGCGGCTTTTTCTATTCCCGGTGATTCCCTCGTATTCCATCGGTTTCCCGGAATAATGTGGGCAAAATGTGGGCAAAAATCGAGCCACGCCTAGCTGCTGTAACAACGAAAAAACCGGCCCCGCCGGCCGCAGTCAAGCTCGTGGAGCTGTCTGCGATGCCGGGCGGGGCCGAACTGTGTGGTGGTCATGCGGCGAGGTCGATGCGTTGTTTGATGGCGCTGACGCCGATGAGCGCGCCGGCGAGGATGCCGAGCGCGTTGAGTGTGGTCACGATGGCGTCCACGTGGGGCCAGCCCCATGCGGGGCCGACCGTGTTGACGAACAGGGCGAGTGCGGGCAGGACGATGAGGCCGAGCCATTTGAGGATGTCGTAGACGCGGCTGGGGATGAGCCAGTCGGGCACGTCATGGGTGACGTTGACGGCTTCGGGCCAGTCGCTCGTGTCGATGCCGGGGAGTGTTTCGCCGGTGTCGGCCGGGGTTTTGCTGTCGGTCATGTTTTGCTCCGATCGATGATGGGGTGGTGCCGCCGTCGGGGGTGACGGCGGCACCGGTTGGGTTAGCGGCAGGTCACCACGTCGCCCGGGTAGTAGACGTTGATGTTGCCGGAGGGGACGGTGCAGCGGTTGACGCTGTAACCGTGTGAGGTGGCGAACTCCCATACCGTGTCACCGTACTGGATGGTCTTGGAGACCCCGTTGGACGGCATGGTTGCGGAGCCCCCGCCGTAGGTGACGACATTGCCCACGTAGTAGCGGTTGATGTCACCGCTTGGCGTGTGCCATGCGGACAGGGGCCATGCGTTGTAGGCTACGGCGAGTCCCCAGACGGTCTCGCCCCACTGCATGACGTGGCTGATGCCTCCAGTGCTGGGAGTGGGCTGGGGGTTGTTCGGCTGCACGGGCGCGGCCGGTGTGGCCGGGGGCGTGGAGCCGCCGGCGGGGTTGGCGTACAGGTTCCACTGCCATGCGTCGCCACGGAACACGTTGAGGTCGATGGGACTCCACGTGTTGACCACGCCGGTACCGCTGTACTGGCGCATGGCCTCGCCGTATGCGCCGATCATCCACGGGGATGCCTGATAGCCGGTAGGCGACATGTTGGCGTACTGGGCGATCCACAGGCCGTACCGGTTGCGGATGTCCTGCGGGATGGTGCCGGCGACCGGGCCGGTGTACAGCAATGGGCGCACACCGCCAGAAAGGCGTTCGCACTCACGCATGAAGCGGCGTACCCAATCCCAGTTGCCCCATGCGGGGTTATCATCCATCTCCCAATCCAACGCCACAATGCCGTGACGCCAATAGTTCGACGTATTCCGCCAGAAGAATTGGGCTTCCGCCTCGGGGTTGCCTCCCATGGCGTAATGGTAGAGGCCGAATTTCTTGCCGGATGCCTGCGCTTGGGCGATCATGCGGTTGGCGTCCGTGTTGACGCCGGACACGAGACAGTTGTTATACACCTGTCCCGTGCCCCATGTGGTGCCGACGACAACGAAGTCGGCCTGCGTGTTGGCGATGTCGATGCCGCACTGCCAGTTGGACACGTCGATGCCCTGCATGTCCGCGTGCGCGGTCGCAGGGAGCGTCAGCATGCACACGGCGGCGACGAGCGCCGTGACTTTGGCGAGCAGCCGCTTATACCATGGTTTCGGCTTGCTTTTGTTTTTGAACTTGCCCAAATTCGTTTTCCTTCCTGTGTGTTGGGTGGGCATGAAATAGCCCCCGTCGGGGTCGGCGGGGGCTAAGCCTGTGGTTTTCTCGGGGCTATCGGCGCGTCCTGTATGTCCTGATTGACTTGGGTGCCGTGCCCATTGCCACCAAGCGCGTGGTAGGTGGCGTAGACGCCTTCGGCGCGGGTTTTGAGGTCGTTGTCGGCGATACCGCCAGCGTCGACCATCTCACGCTGCATCTGCTCCAATTTGCACAGGAGCATGGTTTTCACCCCATCCTGCAGTGGGTCGAGACGCTGGTCGAGCTGGGTCAGGCTCGCGTCCACCTGATCGAGCCTTTTCGACAGGGCCGGGTCCGGTTTGCCCGCCTGGTCGATGCGGCGCAGTACCCATCCGGCGACCGTGCCGCCGCACGTGGTGATCACGGAGACCAGGATCGTTGCCCATACGGGTATCGTTCCGGTCATCAAGTCATGGCCTTCTTTCCTTCCGTCAGTTGATGTTCAGGGGCATGGTCGAGCCGGTGAAGAACGATTCGTCGCTGCCGGCCTCGGTGCAGATGATCTGATAGAACGCGGTGTCCTTGCCGATCCGGCCTCGGAAGATGAGGCGCACGACACCGTCGGAGGGCACGGTTAAGCCGACGCGCAGGCGTTCGTTGTTGGCCCAGCTCTCGGACCGGCCCAATGTGGCGGATCGGGAGTCCTGGACCTCCATGAGGGGGCCTCGGAACGTGTCCGTGGCCTCGGCGGCGCCGCAGGACGCGACGAACGCGCACCTCACGCCCGCCGGCAGGCCGGAGACCACCCATTCGGCGTAGCCGCCGATGAGGTCGGACGAATGCCGCAGGATGATGCCCGGACCGTCCGGAGAACCCCACTGGTTGACGCTGCAGTCGAGACTCCTCGTGGGTTTCGGATCGCCCAGCATGGGGTTCGGGAACCAGTTATGTCGCATCATCGGCGCTCACCGCCGATCACTGCAGGGGCATCGAGCCTCCGTCGAACCACGGGAACCGGGGGAGGAGTTGTTGGACGGTCGGCCATTCGTCGCCCTCGTACACGGCCAAGGCCTCCAACGTCAAACTGCCCCCGCCATGGCAGAGGATGCTGCGATTGCCGCCCCCGACGGTCTTCGCCGCCTTCCACGTGGCACCCGATGGGGTCGTGCCCGAGGCGAGCTGCGTGCCGTTCTCTATTCCCACGCTCAGCCCGCTGGTGGCCGTGTAGGCGACGACCACGACACGGCCCGATCTCATCAGTTCCGACCACTCCTGAAAGTTGGCTAACGACCAGGTGCCGTTGTCGGCATGCGTGTAGCGGTAGCGCCCGCCGGCGAGGCGCTCGACATTCACGCCGCCGCTGCTGGCCCACGTGTTTAACTGCTTGTGGCATGAGCAGGGGCTGCGTGAAGTTGGCGCTGCCCGAATCGGGGCAGGCGAGCCGGATAATGAAGTCTCTGGTCGGCGTGAACTTGAGGAATGTTCTGCCTGCAGACGCGGCGGAGCACAGTGAATTCCAGGGGTCTATCTCGGCGATGAGGACGTAGCCGTTGAGCACGGTGGACTGGTCTCCGACCACGTTCCAGATGTCCGTCTGGAACACGAGGCTCGTGTCCCGTGGCGTGTTGAACCACATTTGGACGAAGCAGTCCTGTCGGCCTTCCTGGGCGGTTATGGTGACGCCCTTCTGGTTGCCGGCGATCATGGAGACCGTGCTGTTGGTGGGGGCGCCGAGCATCATCATTCGCGGATACGTGAGGTTGCGCAGATACGTCATTCCGGCTCCTTTCTGTTTTCGGGTATGAGAAAAGCCACCCCGTGGGGTGGCTTTCGGGAAAATGGTTTGGCTGATTACTTGTTTTCGGCCTGCTTGGCCTCAAGCTCGGCGAGCCTGCGTTGCAGGGTGGCGACGTCGCGTTGCAGGCTCATGGCCTGCGCCTGGCTGATGGCCAGCTGGCGCGCCTGGCTGGCGAGCTGCGTGGTCATGTTGTCGAGCACGTCGTTGATGTCCGCCTGCACGGGGTTTTCGGTTGTGTTGTCTGTCATTGGTTATCTCCTATCGGTGATGGTCTGTGTGACGTCGTTCAGAAATCTGGTTCTCGCCTGGGCGATTTCCGTCGCATGCTCTGAGAGCAGGGTGGCGAGGCTCGTGGCGTCCACGCCGGCGGGCAACCGTATCGACGGCTCCACCGGCTCGCCGGCGTTCGGTTCGTCCAACGCCCGCGCGGCGGCGAGAGCCGCGTCCGCCTCGTACGAGTCCACTATGGTCGTGGCATCCAAGCCCAACAGCCGGCGGGTCTCCGCACGCCCGTCGGCGGCCAGCGCCCCGTTCGCCTTGAACGCGCGGTGCAGTGATGCGGCGCGCACCTGATTCAGGTCGACGAGCGCGTCATGCTCCAACTGCTCGTAGGCGCTCGTCCACGCGTTGCGACCTGACTCCGCGTCGATGACGCCGGGGTCGGCGACGCGTTTCGAGACATCGAGCATCATGGCCACGGTCTCCATGTCGGACGTGGTGCCGAGCAGCAGGCCCGTGGCGGCGATGTCCGTCAAATGGGTTCCCCATGCCGTGCCGCCGTCGATGCGCCCGTCCGGCGATGGTTCGCCGCTTCCCGGCAGGTCGATGAAGAGCCGGTCTCCGATGATTCGCATGGTTCCTCCACTATTTCCTCAGGTATCCGAACATCGTGCACCAGATGTTGGTGCCGCCGCCGGGGAACATGCTGTAGCCGCCGACGTTCGCGGGCATCGACTGGACCATGATCTCGGCCCCACTGCTGCTCTCGTTGCAGGGGGCGCTGGTGCACAGAGCGTCGCCGGTGGCGTTGTTGATGCCGCCGACGATCTTGTAGCTGCCGTATCTCGGCGGCGTCCACGAGCCCTTGAACCGAAATACCATCCATGGGCTGATGTGGTGGGTCCCATCCCAGTACATCGACTGAAATGTGCCTCTGGACGCATAACTTCCCAAGAAACCTCCCATGTACAGGTATCCGCTGTCGATGTCGGCTTGGATGCCGACTCGGCCATTGGGGTCCTGCGCGGCGAGCGTGGCGGTCGTGTCCCCGGTCTTGGGAGACCACAGAGTTAGGTAGGCGCGCTTTTTGCCGGTATCGGGCGAGTCATAGTCCTGATATGCGGCGAGGAACACGGTGCCGCCCTTGGTGGTGTTGTCGGAGCCCTTGCGTTCGCCGATTCTGGCGAACGCGCCGGGGTCGTTCCGCACGCGACGCCCGCCGTTGAACGTGAGCGCGCTGACTTCGCCTTCCTGCTGCGTGGTGGACTCGACCGCGATGTACGGGTGCATGTATGCATTGGTCCCGTGGTAGAACTGGATGCCCGCGCCCTCCAGCTTGTCCGTGCCGCCGACCTCGTACTGTCGGAACGAGGGGCTTATCTCCACCCTGTTGCCCGACAGTCCGGTCTGGAACGTGCCGGTCAGCAGGTTGTTCGCGCCCTCGCCGTCCAGATGCACGGTATGGTTCCGCTTCGAGTCCCACATGTCCAGCGCGTTGCCCCGCAGCTTCCAACCCGTGTTGTCGGCGGTGCTGGACTGGACGACCGGCGCGTTGATGACGGTGCTGGTCATGACTCCCGCGTTGACGGTGGGCGCGGTCAGGGTGCCGTTGGCGAGTATGCCGCCGTCCATCTTCAGGTTGCCGTTGGTGTCCAGCGCGAATTTCGCGTTGCCCGAGGAATCGTAGCCGACGAGTCCGCCGCTGGTGAGCTTGACGCCCCTGTTCGCGGCGCCCGTGGTCTGTATGATCGAGCCGGTGACGGTCACGCCGGAGAGCGTGCTGCCGCTGGTCAGCGAGCCCTTCATGGTCACGCTGCCGTCCATCGAACTCGCGTACAGGGTTATGCTCCCGTTGGCGTCCTTCAGCACGAGGCCGGCATCGTTCCACAGCATGCGCCCGTTCGTGGTCGTGATCGTCGAACCGGTGACCTGGCTGGCCTTCACGGTGCCGACGAGGGTCACGCTGCCGGTGGCCGAGTCCGCCGCCAGCGTGCTGGTGCCGGAGGCGTTCTTCAGAACGATTCCCGCGTCGTTGATGGTCAGCCTGCCGTTCGTGGTCCTGTAGACGGCGCTGGTGATCGTGCCGCCCGTGATGGTCGGCGCGCTCATGCTCGCGTCCGACACGATCGGCGCGTCCATGGTCAGCTGCCATTTGCCGCTCGAATCGCTGGCGAAGCTCAGCAGGTGCCGGTTGCGGTAGCTGAATATGATGCCCGAGTCGGTGATGGTCACGTTGCCGCCCTCGGTGCGGTACGTGCCGCCGACGATGGTGCGGCCGTGGAAGAACTCCGCGTCCACAAGCTGCGCGGTGATCGAGCCGGTGGCGATGATGTTGCTGGCGACGAGGTTGAACTCGTTCCACTGCGTGCCGTCGAACTGTCTCACGGCGGTGACGCGCGAGCTCAACGGCACGAGCACGCTCGCACTGTCGTTCGCCGCGCCCTCCCAATACGTGTAGAAGTCCGCCAGCAGTGAGGTGCTGTTGTTCGCCTCGCCGAGCCAACGGGTCCAGTATTTCTGGGTTACGAACCAGAAGTCGCCGGCCCTCACCGTGTTCGACTTGTCGTTGCGCGGGTCGTCGGGCCCCTTGAAGATGGAGTGCATGCCGTCGGCGGTCTTCTGCGCGTTGACCGCGTTGTCGTAGGCGTCCTGGGCCTTCTTCTCGGCCTCGGCCAGCGCCTTGTCGGTGGCGGCCTTGTTCGCGTTGATCGTCTTGTTCGCCGCCGCGAGGTCGTCCGACACCTTCTTGGTGGCGGCGTCCTGCGCCTTGTCCACTGAGGCCTGCGCGTTCTTGTTGTCGGTGATGGCCTGCGCGTTCTTCGACACGTCGGCCCTTATCGCCGCGTCGGCCTTGTCCTGCGCCTCCTTGTTCGCCTCGATCCGCGCGCCGGTCTCGGTGAGTTTTTTGTCGACCACGGCGACCTGCTGGGCCGCGTCGTTCTTCGCCGCCGCCAGAATCTGTTCGGCGCTCTTGTCCAGATCCTCCTGCGTGAGCACCGGGGCGACCTTGACGCTGGCACCCGCGCTCCACGCCGACTTGTTGCCGGAATGATCGACGCTCCTGAGCGCGAACCACCATGTGCTGTTCAGTTCAAGCCCGGTCACATGGCAGTAGCCGTCACGCGCCACGCTATCCCGGTATTTCCAATTCCCGTTCGAATCGGAAATGCCGACCTCCACATGGTCGAAGTCCAGCTCCATGCCGCCGCCGGCATTGTTCCTGCCGTCCCACTGCACGTCAACCACACCGAGCTTGCTGGTGAGGATAGGCTTGGACGGTATGCTCGGCGGCGTCACGTCACTGGCCACCAAAGCCACGACCACGTTCGACCAGTCGCCCAATTTGTCCGAATACGTCGGGACTGCCCTGACGCGCACCTCGATTTGCGTGCCGCAATCCAAGCCGCCGAAGCCAAGCTGCGTCTTATCGGTGGTGCCGGCGGAATGCCAGGGCGCGCCATCCACGTGCTTGCGCCACTCGACGGCATAATTGCTGATCTCAATGGCGGTATTGTTCGTGGCTTCGGTCACGGCAGACCACGAAGCCGTGGCCAGACCATGCGCGAAACCATCCGAACCAATGTAGGCGTCGGTCTGCACGATCAATCCGAGAGGGGCCTTCGGCACGCGATGGTCACGGTCGGAAGAGGCGGTCGTGCCGCCCTCACTACCGGCCAATGACGCGCCACCGGTGATGCCCTTGATTTTCTTCGCCTGACGCACGGAAGCGTCATACTTGATATCATTCAGGGCGATTGAGCAGGATAAGCCCTCGTTCTGGCGCATGCTCAGGTCGATTTCCTGCACGCGCACCTTCTCCCCATGGGAGACGGTGGGTGCGGTGATCCAATCGCCGGCATGATAGTCGACGAGCGGCAGACTGTCCACGTCGCTGATGACCAAATCGCGCGTGTACTGGCCGCGAACTCTGGCCGCATCGGCTAGGGTCGATGCCATGAACGCCTGCGCGGTGTCCTTGTCGGACACGCCACCCTGCGACGAATAGGATTCCCACTTGCCCCAAGGCGTCGGAGCAGCCGGATTATCCATGCGAAAAAGCAGATTATTGTCACCCTCGACGAGGATGGTGGACGCGAGATCGCTGATGCTCTCCTCGTATGGGGCCTCGCTGATATCGCGAGCAAGCTGGAGCACGACGTTCTTGCTCAGGTCACGGCTCAATGCCGTGCTGTCGGCGTTCCACATTTTCAACGTGCGCCCGCTGGTGCGCCAGTCGCAGCCGCCGCCGTTGACCAGCGAGCTGAGAATGGTCTGCAGGTCGGTGCCCAAGGAATAGTAAAGCGTGTACTTCCTCGCCCACGCCGCGCCGCCCGCGTCCCTCGCGGTATCGAATCCAAGCGACAGGCCGGTGGCCACGCCACCACGCTGCCTGTTCTCGTCAAGGAGCGTCTTGAGAATCACACCCGGATTCGACGAATAGAAGGGCCTCTTGCCTTTGTTGTCACCATCCGCGAGCAAATGCGAAGAATCGTTGTTCTCCGCCTTGCTCAGGAGCCAGCTGATCGACTGGCCGGAATAGGTGACGGTCTTGGTACGGTCGTCCGTCTTGCCGCTGCGCCCAGTGATGACATAGCGAGCATTGTCCGGCTCACGATAACCGTTGCCGTCCGACACCTCCACGGCCACTTCCAGACCGTCCGTCAGCTCTCTGTCGAACGCCTGCGCGTCACCGGACAGCAGCGAATACTCGATCGAGATGGCACCGTCATCATCGTGGAGCATCGACGCGCTGAAGCTCACCGGCTCCGCCAATACGCCGATACGCGCGCCGAACGGCCTGTATGCCACCAGACGAGCATGCAAAGACTTGCCCATGATTAACTACTCCCATGATTGCAAAAACCGGCATGTCACCTTGTCGGTGCCGCCGGTCTGTTTGATGGTGATGCGATAGTCGCCGGAGCTGATGTCGGGCCACACCTGCAGTGGTTCGGTGGTCCAGTCGACGCCATTCGATGCGTCCGTACCACCGGACCATGCGTCGGCATTGGCCGCCGTCCACGCCTTGCGATTGGCCACATCGACGAAGAGGTAAGGTCGTGAGGCGTCACGCTGGCCGCCCCACATGAGGTTCGTGCCACTAACCGGATCCGAAATGGTCACACCAGTGGCCGCGCCGAAACGGAGCACCAGCGTGGTGATCGGCGCGTCGGAAAGCCAGCCCTCGGGAATCCCCTCGGAGAGCGGCACCAAGACGCTCGGGCTGGCGTTCGGCGTTCCCTGCCAGTACGTGTAGAAGTCCGCGAGCAGTGAGGGGCTTGCGTTCTTCTCCCCCTGCCAGCGCGTCCAATACTTCTGGGTGCTGGGCTTGACGCCGCCGGCCAGCAGAAGACCACCAGTCGCTGGAAGAACCTTCTCCTGCCACCGCTCGCCACGCCAATACACGTCCGGCAATTGGAAAACGGCGGTCATGACGCGCAGGTCGCGGAACGGGCGTTCGTCATCGTCCGGCTCGCAGCTCGTGCACACCGCTCTCGTGACCATGCTGCGCGAACTGCCGTCATCCAAGGTCTCCGTCTTCCCTATCGTGAGCTTCGCCGCATGCAGGCAACGGGCACGGAAACGCGAGATCAGCGCATCGGAATCCGCGCCCCATGCCGCGACCTTGATGGTCAGCTCCGGCGCGTCCAGCACCGGAATCGAGGAGCCTACGATGACGCCGCTGCGTCCGCTCACCTGCACCGTGTCAACGATCGGCGACAGCGACGTGTAATGCGTAGTGCCGACGATGACGCGCATCCGCTCGGAGTCGAGCGGCTGGCCGTTGAGCGAATAGCTGACCTTCATTCGGATTCCTTCCGATTACCATTGCGGCATGGCCGCCGTCTGCAATTTCTGCTGTGTGGAAATGCTCGTTGGCGCGATGGCCGGATAATTGAACGTCTGCGTGATGTTCGTTACGCTCCCACCATTGCCGTAGGCTGCAGCGTTGACTCCACGCGAGGCGTTGGCGACGCCGACGGAATACGAGGCGTCCTGCGACGGCAGGATGCCGGTCAGCCTTCCAGCCGCCTTCTTCACTTTCGACGCGCTCTCGTCGATGCCGACGGCCATGCCCTCGCCGATCATCTCGCCGACCTGATCGCGGAACACGCGTGACGGCGAATGGATGCCAAGCTTGCGTTTCACCCAGTTCAACGCATTGTTGGCCGCGTTGACGGCGGCAGTCACGAGCCTGCCTGCCGCGCCTGCGATGCCGGTCGCGATGCCGGTGATGATATTCAGGCCGACGCTACCCCAGTTGACCGAGGTGAAACCGCGCATGATCTGGCCGACCATGCCTGGAATTGAGCCGATAAGCCTCGGAACCGACGAGATGAATCCGTTGGCCAGTGCGCCGAGCAGCTGCACGCCAGCCTGCAGGATCTGCGGAAGACGATTGATGATGCCGCCGACCAGCCGTCCGATAAGGATCGGAACCTTGCCTACCAAGTCGGGCAGAGCGTTGATGAGGCCCTGCGCCAGTCCGAGGATGAGCTTCAGGCCGCTGTCGATGATCTGCGGCAGGTTGTTGAGGATGCCTTGCACGAGGTTGAGGACGGCGTTGATGCCAATGGGGATGAGCTGCGGCAATTGGGCCGACAATCCATCCAGCAGCGTCGTCAGCACGATGACAGCCGTGGACGCGATCTGAGGCAATGCCTGCACGATGCCCTGCAACAGGTTCGTTATCATCGTCAATCCGGTTTGCATGAACGACGGCAGGGTCGACGTGACCCACGATTGGAACTGGGCGAGCAGCTGGGGCAGGCTCGTCGTAATCCATGTGGTCGCGCTGGTCAGCAGCATCGTGCCGAGTTGTCCCAACGCGCCGAGCACCGGCGGAAGTATCTGCATGACCAATGCCGGCAGTGTGCTGCCCAATGAGGAGAACAGTTGCGGAAGTGCGGCGGTGATGCCGGTGATGATCTGCGCGATGCGCGGACCAACGTTCTGGATGACAGTGCTCACGGAGTCGACCAGTTGGGTGGTCAATCCGTTGATGTCGGCATTGTCCTTGCCGAGTTCCGCCAGCCAGTTCTGCCATGCGGCCTTCATCATGCCGATGGAACCCTCGATGGTTGTCGCGGCCTCCTTGGCGGTGGTGCCGGTGATGCCCATCTGCTGCTGCATGATGTGGATGGCCTGCACCACGTCGGAGAACTTGTCGATGGACAGGTCGCCCATCTCCCCGTTGGCCTGCTTGACCTTGTTCGCGTCCTGGATCAGACGCTCCATCTCGGATTTGGTACCACCATAGCCGAGCTTCAGGTTGTCGAGCATGGCGTAGTTGCCGCGCGCCAGAGACTGGTAGGTCTGTTGGATGGTCTCGATGTCGGTGCCCATCTTGTTGGCGTTGTCCGACATGTCGACCATGGCGGTGTTGCCGAGTTCCGCGGCCTTTGCGGTGTCGCCGCCGAGCGAGCTGATCAGCGAGGCGGAAAAGCTCGTGACCTGCGTCATGTACTCGTTGGCGCTCACTCCGGCTGTCCGGTACGCTTCCGCCGCGTATTTCTGCACGGTGCCGGACGCGTCTTTGAACAGCGTGTCCACGCCGCCGACGGCCTGCTCGTAGGTGGCGTATGCGTCGAGAGCGCTCTTGCCGACGCCGGCCAAAGCAGCGACGGCGGTGCCTACGCCAGCCAGTCCGACCGTGGCGACGCCCTTCAACGCGCCTACGGCCTTGCCTGACATGGAGCTGATCGCATTCCATGCGGTGTCGGCTCCGCTTTTCAACGCTCCGGCCATCCGTGAGGCCACGGAGCTGGCGACGCCGGACAGGCCTGAGAACACTCCGCTCGCCGCCGATCCGACGTTGCGGAAATAACCGCCTATGCTGCCCACGGCATTCTTAAATGGTGCAGGAATCTTCGCGGCGATGCCGTTGATGCGCTGGCCGAGCCCGTAGGACAGGTCGTCGCCGAACTGTCGGGCGATGGCCGCGCCCTGTTTGAAGGGGCTGGCGACCTTGCCTCCCAACGCGGACGCCTTCGAGGCTACCTGGTCGAACGCGCCGCGGGCGATGCCGCCGATCTTGCCGAACACGCCCGCCCCGTCGAGCATGGCCATGTCGGCGTTCGCCCAGCCGGCGCGCACTTTCTCGATCGCACCCAACGCCGGGGCGGCCATCGCCCTGCCGAGGTTCCTGAACGCCGCTCCGAGCGAACCGGCTGTCTTCTCGCTGCTGGCGGCGAGATTGTCCTGCGCATCCTTGAGCGCCTTCTGCGCATCCTTCAACCGGGTCTCGGCCTGCGTCGCCCGGTCGGTCATGGTGGACAGCTTCAGCCGCGCCTGTTCGAGCCTGATGGTCGCGGCCTCGGCCTGCGTGCTGCCCTCACCATGCTTGGCGACGGCATTGGCGACGCTCTCCTCGGCGGCACGCACCTGATTCGCCGCCGCCTCCTGCTGGAGCATGGCCTGCCGGTATGCGGCCGTGGATTTCGCCACGTCACGCTCATAGGATTTCAACACGTCAACACTGAAATCGTTAGCCGACTGTCTGAACCCGTTTTTGAACGCGCGTCCGAACAGTCCACCGCTTTTTCCGCCGTCCATGCTCGAATCGAAGGCCTTCGACGCGGCCTTGCCGCTCGCGCCGACCTCCTTGTTGACCGCGCTACGAAAACCCCTCATCGACGGGAAAACGCTGATGTGCGCGGAACCAAGTTCGCTGCCGAACGCCATGCGGCACCTCCACTATTCAGTTTTGTCCAAATCAGTCCTCGTAGAGCGTCTGGAATACCGGGCTCATGCCCTTGGTCTGTTCGCGCAGCCGCTCGCGCTCGGCCTTCTCCCTGTCCGCCCGCAATCGTTTCGCAAGAGAATCGAAAGGCTTCGGATACTCGTCGCCGCCAAGCGCGTAGACGACCGGCATCTCACCCCACCGGGCCGGATAATCCAAGCCGTTGAGCTCCGCGCCCGTATAGGTCGACGGGTCTCCGGCGAGCTGTTCGAGCAATGCGATCGCGTCGCCGTAGCGGAGCCTGCCGCCAAGATCGGCCTGCAGACTCCACCCATGCGTCGTGAAATCGGCTCGGATCACGCTCCCGTGGTCGGCGAGCTGGCGGGCGAACCATTGGATTTTCCCAGTGATGCGCCCTGCGCGCGCACCACCGCGTCGCCATAGTTGGACAGAAGGTTGAACACGACCTGCACCGGTTCGCCGTTCAGCTGCTTCGACTGCTTGTCGCCGGCGAAAGCGCTCAGAATGCGTTTGAGCTGTTCGACGCTCTCCGTATCATCGGACGTGTTCGACAGTCCGATGAAATCGTCGATGCTCATCGACAATGGGAGCTTGTACATGCGTCCGCCGGGCACGAGCGCCCAATACACATCGCCCTTGATGATGTGGCGCACCTTGTAGTTCTGCGCGATGGAAGCGAACGCCTCCTCGTCGTTTTCTTCCGTCCACTGGTCGAAATCCTCGACGGTCGGCTTGAAGTCGGTGGAAGTTGAAGTCATTGTCTTGTCCTATCTGCTTTTCGCCTGCCTGCGGTAAAAAGGGTTCCCGGACCGCGCAGACAGGCGAGATAGGCGGTCCGGGAAGATTTTCGTCCGCCGGTCAGGCGGCGCGTGCGGTGACGGTGACCGTCAGATCGGGTGAGGTCACGCCGTCATACGTGGCGTTGATCCTCGCGCTCCCGGCCTTGACGGCGGTGAGCGTGCCGCCTTCGACGGTCGCCACGCCGGCATCCTTGGATTTGAACGTGGCCTGTCCGGTCACGTCCACGGTGGTCTTGTCCACATGGGTGGCGACGGCCTTGAGCGCGAGCTTCGCGCCTTGGACGACCGACGGCCTCGCATTGCCGTCAGCCGAAGTCACGGCCACCGCCGTCACGCTTTTGGGTCGTACCAGCTTTCAATCCAGCGCGTGTTCGGATGCTCAGGATCCACATACAGCGGGTCCTTCATCCATTCGACGGTGAGCTCGCGGCCTGTGACCGAGCCACGCTCCTGCTGGTCCGGTTCGTTGCCGGTGACCTGCATGACGCCGGCACGACGGTGGACACGCCCGGTGTCGAACGTCTCCTCCTCGTACACCATCCACTTCGCATCCTGGATGATGTCGGCCACGTGGTAGACGCCATTGGAGTCCGGCTCGCCGATGGTGATCTTGCGGGTCAGCGCATTGTTCTCCGCCGGACTGAACGTCTGCGTGAGGCTGGTCGCCAACGGCAGCTTCTTGTACCCGTCCTGCAAAAACTCCAGCGGGTCGTCGCCGTCGCGCGAATCCTGATTGCCGCCGTCGGACTTGACGAGTCCGATGCATGCGGTCGACCGATTGTATGCGGCCGGAAGTTCCGTCGTCGCCTTGCTGGGTGCGATCATCTCCGGCGTGATTCTGTTTTCTGTGGAGTACGGGACGATCATGATGGCGGCGGTGACGAGCGCCTCCACCTGTCCCAGATCCATGCCCTGACTGTCTTTGGCCATGGTGATTCCTTCCTTATGGTTGTCTGATTCCGGCCGTCGAATATTCGACGGTCATGTAGTAGCGGCACCATGCCGCGTCCTCGCCGACCGGGTACGGGCCGTTGCATCCGTCAGACACGACGGCGCAGATGCGGCTGCCTTCGGCGAATCCGATGAGGATGCCGGGCTCGCCGGTCAGCACGCCGTACACGCGGGCCGCCAGATCGCGGCATGGTTTCGTGTCGTTGCGCGTCCATCCGAGCACGTTGACGCCTATCGACCTATCGAACGTCACGCGGTCGGCGGATTGCGTGCCGCCGTCGTCACGCACGACCACGAGCGGATAGGAGCCGTCGTAATCGTCCGGGATACGGTTCCCGACCTGCAGTCCGGGGATGTCCGTGATGTTGGAGCGCAGCCATCCGGTGAGGAACAGTTCGAGGTCAGGTGGGATGACGCTTGCCATCAGACCCTCGCCTTCTTCAGCGCCTTGGCCAGATTGCCGGTCTGCGCCTCCACGAGCAGGGTCTTCGGGTCGTGGCCGACGACCATGACGGTCGTTCGGTGCTCCCTTTTGACCTCCTCGATTCCAAGGCCGTCGCGGTATGCGCCGGTATCGACCGGCGCGGACGCCTTCGCGTAGGCGAGTGCCCTGTTCGCGGCCAGCGTGGTGAGCGCCTTGACCCCGGCGCTATTGAGAATATCGTCGAAGAATTTCGGGTTGAAGTCGACCGATATCCTGCTTTTCGCCATTTGTTCAGCCCTTTCTTTCCGTCAGACGGCATTCCAAGGTCGGACGCCAGCCGGTGAACGCGTTCGCGTCCTTCGAGGGGAATCCGTCGACTTCCCACAAGCGTCCGTCGTCGGGGTCTGCGCGGATCCGGTCGCCGATTCTGATGTCGGCTGTCGGATCCGGGATGGTGAGGTACGCCGTTGATTCGGTTTGTGTGTCGAGCGTGTCCGGCGTGCGCATGCTGGAGCTGGATGAGAGCGCGCCCATGATGGCGAGCTCGTCCGGCGGCGCGCTCCAGTCCGGCTCGGTCTGCGCCGGATTGTACGGGTTGGTCTTGCGTTTGGCGCGCAATCGGATGAAGCGCGTGGCACCAGCCATGGAGAAAGCGCCGCCGCCAGCGGTCAGGTCGTCAAGCAGGCTCATGGCAATCCTCCAAGCCGGTAGGGTTTGAGCTTGTCTTTTTCTGCCTGCATGAGCGACACCGCATCGTATGACGCGCTGCTGCCGTTGGTGGACTGCGAGGTGACGAGCCCGATCGGGCTCATGCCCGCTCGCTTCGCGGCGCTGATGAGCACCTGCTGCACGTCCGGCGCGTCATCATACCCAGCGTGAATCTCGTAGCGGATGGCCGCGATGCCAGCGGGGAAGCCACCCGAAAGCGACTCCACAAGCCCGGTTTCGGGATCGTAGGCGTAGGCAAGCTTGTTGCCGTCCCTGTCGGTCAATGATTCGATGCTCGTCACATGACGTGCAGGCAGTCGAATAACCGTGCCGCCACGCGAGTTGATGACGCCGGACAAGGCCACGTTCGGCATGACATGCCAGCCACATTCGCGGCGGATGGCCGCCTGCGCGGCACGAAGCCGAAACCTCGCGTCATCCTCGAAGGCCGAGGGGTCGGCAATCATGTCGGGAATCACATTCGCATCATTCATGCCGACCTCCCTCTCAGTGCGTCTTCAACGCGCCTGAGGCCACAAGCCCGGACACAAGAGCATTGACACGCTGCGCCAGATCGTTGTACGCGGTCACGAGCGCGTCGTACTCCGCCTTCGTCGGAGCGGTGGAGGCCGCAGCCGCGACTGAGGCGTTCGCAGTGCCGGAGATCGTGACATTCGCCAGCTTCACGCCACCAAGAGTGTTCTCAGCAGCGGCGGGAAGCACATACGGAGTGGAAGTGGAGCCGCCGGTGACGTTCACCGGATTGTCGTCGCCGTCCACGAAGAGCACGTCCTCGATGTAAGTCGAAGCGTCCACCTTGGCCTTGGATGTGTCGGCCAGCCGATACTGCTTCACGGTTCGCCTCACTTTCCGGCCTTGCCGAGCGTCACCTTGACGAAAGCCTTCGGATACTTGACCTGCAGGGCGAGGCGTTCCTTGACTCGGAACGTGATCTTGTCGTTGGTGAAGTCGTTCTCATGGCTGTTGGTGGATTCGACGGTAAGACCGCCCTTGCGGTAGATGGTGCCGCCTGCCTTGAACGCGCCGACGAGCACGGTTCCCTTGGTCATCGCCTCGGTGACCACGGTGCGCAGGCCCCACAGCGGCGGGTTCTGCATGATGCCGCCGTTGCCGTACTGTCCGGCGAAGAAACCGCCGCCGAAATACTGGCCGTTCGCATCCTTGGACAGGCGGATTGCCTGATAGTCCGCCGGATTGATGACCACGGCGTCGGCGGAGAAGCCGGTCGCGGTGGCGATATCCGTGGTGGCCGCGAAGATGCGGTCGGGGTCGGAATCGTTGGCCTGCGCCTTGGTCTGGATGTCGCGGTTCAGAATGCCATTGAGATTCGGGTCGGTGCCATCGCCGGACAGGAGCTGAATCTCCTCCTGCAGCTTCAGGTTGTACTGGGCGTGCTGGTTGATCTCGGACACGACGAACGGCAGGTCTTCGGCCATGTCGTCGGTGATCTTCCACCATGCGGCGACCTCGTGCAGGCTGTCGGACACCCAAGTCGGATCCGGCATGTGAATCTGAGGCTTCTGCGCGCCCTCGGCGACGGTGGTGGCGTTGCCTTCGAGGGAGCCGTAGACCGGATATTTGATGGTGGTGCCGCTCATGGTGCCGGACGCGAAAAGGTCGGCGATGACGAGCGGACGCTCGTATGACCATACGCCGTTCTGGTCGGTTTCGGTGAGGAACGGCGCGTAGGCTCCGGACGCTCCACCTGTGACCTGAGTGTCGGAAGCGGCCTTGAATTCCGGAGTGGAGAACAGGCCTCCCTTGGTTGCGAGCACGCTCAAGCCCTTCTCCTGCAGGGACTTGACGTAGAAGTCGCCGAGGGTCTTCGCCTCGACGCCCTTGTGTTCGGTCTTGGACGTTCCGGCGAGCTTGTCGAGACCTTCGCCGGCCTCCTTGAACAGGTCGATGCGTTCCTGCAGCTTCTTCGCCTCGGCGTAATGCTGCTTCAGCTCCTCCTGCTCCTTTTCGGTGATGTTATCCATTCCCTTGGCGAGGATGGACTGTGCCGCCTTCTTCTCGGCGGCGAGTTTGTCCATGAGATTCATGGCGCTCCTTTCGGTTAATGTTCCAGCGAGAAGAAGTCGCTGATGGTTTGGTATTCCTTGGCCCACTGCGGGTCAAAGCTTTTCTGGTCTTTCCTCTTCGGGTCATCCGTGGAATCGTCCGGCTGGTCGCTGGAATCATCCGTGGAGTCATCGGCTGAATCGTCGGGCTTGCCTGCGGGATCGGAGTCATCGGTGTCGTCGTCCGGCTTCTTGTCGGCGGAATCGATGCCATCCAAGACCTCGTGCAGACTGTCAAGCGCTGCGCGAAGCTTGCTCTCGTTGGAAGCGCTGATCGCGCGTCCGCTCTTCACCTCAAGCACCTCTGCGCCCTGATTCGCGGCCACCTGCACAAGGGAAATCTCGAACAGTTTCACCTGGCGAATCTCACGGTATCCGTCCCACGCGCTCTTGCCGTCCTGCACGAACGCGGTCTCCTCGGCGATGAAGCCGATGCTCATCTGATGGATAAGCCCACGCTGCAGAAGCTCATACGCGCGCTTGCCTTCCGGCAGGTCAAGGTCGAGACGCGCGGTGACGAGCAGGCCATGCTCGTCCTCCACCGCGCTCAACGTCTCGCCGATGATGTCGGTGGGCTTGTCGTCCTTGTGCTGCCAGTGGATCGGGATGCCCGCGCCAGTGCCGCCGTAATCCTTCTCCAACGTGCCGGCGAAGGCACCTTTGACGATCACGTCATCGTACAGGTCTTTGTCCCAGGTGCTGGCGTATCCGCTGAACACGCCCTCGCCTTGACTGTCATCAAGGGATTTCAGTTCGAAGCCCTTGAAATCAAGCCTCATGATGTTTCCTCCTTGGTGAGCGCGTCCCACTCGGAGTGGAATTGCGCGTCATACCGGTAAAGCCGTTTGAATTCGGCGAGCATGGCCTTAGCGTCCTCGCCGTTGACCGGATTGTTCTCCTGCGCGTTCTGCGTCCGACCGCCGTCCTGCGGACTGGGCTGGCCGCCCTCGCTGACGTTCAACGGCGTGATGAGCTGGTCGCCACCTGGTACGCGCGGCATGTCCAGAATCTGACGCGCCTGATTCGTGGTCATGAAAGGACGTCCGGTAGCCGTGGAAAGCGCCTGATACTGTTCGGACGTGGTGCCACGTAGTTTCGCGTCAACGTTGGCCTTGATGTAGCAGTCAGGCTCGCCCACGGCCTCGGGAAGGCTCAGATTCAGCGCCTCTTCCAATGCCACGATGTATGGCATCAGCTCAACATTCCACAATTGCTCTTTGAACGCGCTGATGTTGGAATTAGTGCCGGTTCGGAAGCCGACGTTTTCCGGGGAAATCTGGAAGGCATTGCACACCGCGATATTGATACGGTCACGCGCCTCCAAGTCGTTCACATCCACCGGTTTGAAGACGTTATCCAACGGGCGCATCTCCATGCCGTCCTTCAGGACAGGCCAGCCACCCTCACGGCCACCGTGCTGTATGAAGTTGCGCAGGCTGTTGGTGAAGTCGTCGTAATCCTCCTGCGACAGCCACGGCATCTCCTTCGGCCTGTAGACGTAGCCTCCGGCCTGCATGCCGTTCTTCGCGATATTGCGCCGGTATGAAGCCATCGCCTTCGCCTCGGCCAATAATGGCCGGAGCACGTTGGTCACACTGTCGCCATACTGGAGGCCGGAGATGAAGCCGACGTCCAAATGCACGCGCGGATCGGGCAAATCGAAATGCATGGCCTTCTGGCTGTCCATCGTCAGCAGGTTCACGCCGGTTATCTCGCCGAAAGCGTTACCCGACAGTTGATAGCAGTCTGACGGTATGCGACGGAGCGTGAAACGGCCACCGTTTACGCCAAGGAGCATGAGCCACCGGTCATCGAGCAGCATGTCACGAAGCAGCATGCTGAGGAAACGGTAGCGGGTCATTCCAGGAAGAGGAGAAGGACGCTTCATCAAATCGGCAAGAGCGCCGTCGGAGACTTCCTCGGCATCGCCGTCCGCATTCTTCCGATACACCTTGAACGGCAATGACGCGATATTCCTGGTGATGAAGTCGATTACGACGCGCACCGCATACTCACGACAGTACGCGCCGGACGCGTACCCGTAAAAGTCCATGTCGGACGGCCAACTGTCGCCGTTGGCGAGTGGAATACTCGTCGCCGGCGTCGGATGTGCGTTTGCCTCGGCCATCTTCATGCCGATGACAGCGGCGTTATTGTGGAGGAGCCGGTCAAGGAATCCCATCAATACTCCCCTCTTTGCGAAGAATCTAGAATCTGACCCTCACGCCTTGCGAGGGCTCGTATTTCGGTTTAAGCACTTCAGCCTGCATGGTCTCCAACGCATACAATGCCTGCGATTCGGCCACCAAGCCGGAAATCTGCAATGCTGATTTCGTCCTGTCCCACACCTCGACCTCGCCGAGCCTTCTGGACACGGCCACACTCACCTGCTGTTCGACCGCAGGCTGCGGAAGATGCCGCAGCTTGCCCTCACGCACACGGTCGTGGAAACGCCCGCAGCACGCGCCCAACCGGAAGCCTTCGATGAGATGCACCGTCCACCCTTTTTCGATGAGCGGGTCGATGAAGTCCACGGCCGGACAGCCCTTGCCCTGCACGGCGATCTCCGTGATATGCGGCCAACGCTCCTGCAAAAGGTCGAGATAATGCGGCACCCAGAGCATGCCGTCACGACGAGCGATCAGCTCAACATGCGGCAAACCGTCCGCACGCATTCCGGCAGCGGCCACATACGTGGTCTGCCGGTCAGCCGACGTGTCCACGGACAGCACCACTCGATTCTCATTCGGAATCGTGGAACGCGAATCAATGCCGCTGGCCCACATTTTCGGACTGATGAAAGGAATGATGTCAGCCGTGACCCACTGGCACAGGACCTCGGTGCGGAACGCGGCCTCGGTCATGCCATCAATATCCGAACGGACGCTCATGACGGTCATCGGCCCGTAACCGAGCGACGGGTTAGCCTGTCTGATGGCGTCGGCATCATCCACCGGACACTTGTCAGGCGCAGACCACTCGAAATAGCCGAACGATCCGTCCTGCTCGCCGGACAGGAACACGTCGGCCGGATTGCCACCGTCGGCGCTCAGACGAGTCCACTCGTCAACAAGCTTGCGGCCCTTGTCCACCTGCTTGCGAAGCGCGACGCTGCGATAATCGCCAGCGTTCGAAATGCCCCACAACTGGCTCGACCAGACCGCCTTCGTGGTCTGCGACACCGCATTCCAGCCATCATCATTATGCTGCTCACGCAACTCATCAAACACCACGCGGGCAGCGCTCTTCGCGCGAATATTCTTATCGGCGCGGACGATATACCGGGCCTTCGAGCGGGTGATGATCGCCTCCTCGCCGTTCGTGTTCACGAATTTCTGCGTCATCGCGGCGAGATCCGGAATCACCAGATCCTCTTCCTCATCGGTCGAAGGCTGAGGATTGCACCACTCCTTGACCTGATTGTAAGGGCCCTTCGCATTGTCCAACGTCTGCGCGGCACCAACCACGAGAAACTTCACGGGCGGCACCCTGTCGGGATGCTTGTTGGAATCGACGAACAGCCACCATGCGGCCAAAACGCCCATCAGCGTGGTCTTGCCATTCTGCCGGGCCACAAGCACAATCACCTTGCGAAAACGGTAACTGCCATCCTCCAACAATTCCAAAGCATGGACGAGCAACCACTGCTGCCACGGGTAGAGATGCACATGCAGCATGATTTCAGCGAACGCGATCACCGCGAAACCATTACTCGTCTCCCTCGTCAACGGCCTGAGCGGCGGCGTGAAGATACGTGGCAAGGTCACGCCATGCCTCTCATCGTCAATGGCACCGAAAACCGTGAGATTCTCCGCCACCATCGGACACCGCCCTCCTAGCCGAAACGCTTCATGAAATCCGCCATCTGCACAACCTTGTCGCTCTTCGGCTTCTCCTGCTTCGCCTCGGCCTTCGGCTTCGCAGGCCGACCAACCTTAGCCGGAACATCCACCGTCAAACCAAGCGACTGGCAGTATTTCAAAAACGCCGGAACCGACACATTGTCCAATTTCCCGTTCTCGTCAATGAAACCAGTCTCGCAAACCGAATCAATCCGAGCCGCAAGGATACGCGCAGCGGCCACGACAGCCGCATTCTCGGCACGCAACGACTTCGCATTACGCAAAGACCTCTCCAACGCATCAGCCACGGACTCATGCGGGAAACGACGCTCGGAAACACCCTTCTTAACCGTCATAAAGCCTCCTTCGCGCGCGACCCATCAACAAAAAACATTATCGGGGAGAGGAAGAGCAACCACGCGGGCAGTGGGTCGGTTCGGGGTGGTTTTCAGGATTTCACCGCCCCTATCCCGTCGGGGTTGGTTTCGAATGCTGTTTTGAATGCTTTGATTGCGTTTGTGAATCGTGTGATGAGTTCGTCTGTGCTTGGTGGTTTTGGAGTGATGAGTGTGGCGTATCCGCCGCCGACCTTGAAGGTGTTGACCTCGGTGTGGGTGACGTTGATTGGGATGTTGACGGTGAATGAGCCGATTGGGAATGTCTTGTCGCTGATTGTGGCGGTGAGCTCTAGTGTGGCTGGCTGCTGTGGCATCATCGCCTCCTTGCTCATGCTGTTGTTATCCATTGTCTTGAGAGTGTTCCGATTGGTGCTGGCGGGTCGCTGTTGCCTCTTAGTCGGTTGCAGCTGGTGTGGCTTGGTTTGAAGCCTGCTGGGTCGAATTGGAGTTCTGGGTGCTTCGAGACGGGATAGAGGTGATCCAGATTGAATGAGTCATCGCTCGTGTTCTTCGTCGCCTCGTAGTCGATTGGCATTCCGCAGAGCCAGCAGACTGCATGGCTCGCCTTGCATTGGGCGAAGAATGCGGCCTTGTCCTTCTCGAATTGGCGTGTGGTCTTGCGTGTCCGTCCGACCATGAATCGTCTACCTTTCGGCATGTTGCGTTCATTCGACTTGCAAAACTATAGATATTATGTTACTATAGTTATATCGGCCAATGAAAGGAGGTGAACATGAAATGGACGGACGTCGTAAGCGCCATCAGCTCGGTGGTGAGCAACATCATCGCACTGGCGGCGCTGGTCATCTCGCTCAGAAGGCCACCTAGGCACGGCAGATGACAAGAGGGTTCCGAGCACTCCTATTGCCCGGAACCCTCCGGTTCCATCCTATTTCATGACCACTATGAAGACAAGCACCATATTCGCGGCATGCGGCATCATATGCGGCCTGACGTCGGCTACGCTCGGCTTCGCCGGAAAACCATGGCAGGCCGGACTGTTCGGACTCGCCGCGGGCATCTGGAGCATCGCCACACTCCTCATGGACAGAAGGGGCGGCAATGACGACTGAATATCTCGGCGTCAAGCAGGTCGCCGACCGTCTCGGCATCACTCCGGGTGGACTGCTCAATTTGAAGCTGCCAGAGCCTGACGTGCTGATCGGCCGCACGCGCGGCTGGTCGGCCGAGACCATTGACGAGTGGAACGCGAAGCGTCCCGGCCGAGGCGTCGGCGGCGGCAGGCCACGAAAAACAAGTGACCGGCATACGCGGTTGGCTTCGATCCAACGACCTGCGGTTTTGGAGACCGCTGCTCTACCTGCTGAGCTACGCGCATAGGTGGATATGAGTAAAGCCCCTGAGATGTTTATCCCAGAGGCTTTCGCACTTATCCTGATACGGAGTATACCACGGGGTGGATTCACCCTACTCCTGTCTGTGTTTTGTTTTTTCAGGCGGCTTGGATGGTGAGGCGTCCGCCGAGGGCGTGGATTACCTTGGCGATGGTCTGGAAGCTGGGGTTTCCGTCCTTGCTGAGGCTTTTGTAGAGGCTTTCGCGCCCCACGCCCGCGTCCTTGGCGATCTGGGTCATGCCTCGAGCCTTGGCGACGTTGCCGAGTGCGGCCTGCATGAGTGCGGGGTCGTCGTATTCGGCTATGGCGTTGAGGTAGGCGATGATGTCCTGTTCGTTTTCGAGGTATTCGCTGGTGTCGTAGTCGGTGATTTCGGTGCTCATTGCTGCTCCTTGTAGTCGTCGAGTATGGCGTGGGCTTGTTTGATGTCGGTCTGCTGGGTGCTTTTGTCGCCGCCTGCGAGCAGCAGCATGAGCACGTTGCCGCGCGTGGTGAAGTAGACGCGGTATCCGGCTCCGATGTGGAACCGCATCTCGCTGACCGGGCCTCCCACGGGTTTGATGTCGCCGAACGGCCTGCCGGCGAGCTTGCAGGCGTCGAGCCGGGCTTGGATGGCGGCTTTCGCCTCGCGGTTCCTGAGTTTCTTGAACCACTTGCGGTATTCGGCGGTTTGCTTGATTTCCATACCCTTATTGTATCTCACAGGCTACACTATGTCAAGCCGGGCGGCCGCTGGAACCCATCGCCAACGCCAGAATCTCCCGTATGTTGAACTCCCAGTAGCCGTCATCGACCGGCTTGCTGCTGGGCAGCTTGCCGCGGTTGAGCCAGTTGCTGATCTGCTTGCGGCTGACCTCGTACCCGTAGTTGTCCTTGAGCCACTGGCTCATGCCCGCAGGGGTCTTGGTCAGGTGGATTGCCTCGACCTTGTCTCGGCTCTGCTCGCGCAGCTCGACCACGTTGATTGGGTTGCCGCATTTGCACAGCAGCAGCGATTCGCCCTTCGCGGCCATGACCTCGCGTCCGCATTCGGGGCAGACGCCGATTATCCGGCGCGTGCGTGGCCTGCGGTCCACGAGCGGTTCGATGCGCTCGCAGGTGTGGATGAGCCATGTCAGCCAATGTCCCGAACGGCTGGCGCGGCATAGGTCGGGCAGTCGTCGTGGCGAGTCCCTGAGCAGGGTCTGCCATCTCGGACGGCTTTCCACGCCGGTTTCGTTCCACATGTCCTGCAAGCCGTCCTCGATCTGGTCGAGCATGTCCTGCGCGTGGAGGTTGATGGGCGCGGGCGCCGCGCCTCCTTGCGGTTTGCCGCCCGCTCCGGGTTCTCCGAGCTTGTAGGCGTGACGGGACACCTGTTGCAGGAGCATCATGTCGCGGCGGAGCCGGTGGAGCGTTTTCGCGTAGACGCGGCGGCAGTCCCGGCAGAGCGTCCATGGTGCCTCGACCTGTCGGCTGCCGCAGTATTGGCATGGTTCGGTGGTGATGAACATTATGTTGAAACCCTCCACGTTCCGGCTATCATGGTGCTTGGTGAGCGTGCCCTCCATCTTTTCGGTGGAGGGTTTCGTTTTTTTTTACGCTGAATTCAGTGTTTTTGCGCTGAATTCAAATCAATGGTTCGATGAATTCGGGCGTGAAATCATCCTTGTGGGGTGCGGGCGTTTCTGGATGGGCGATGATGTACAGCACCTCATCCAATGGCACGCCGAGCAGTTTCGCCGTGTATTCGGGCGTGGCCGCTTTGCTCCGATGCCATTTGAGTATTTCCTCGCGTTTGAGACTGCTTACGCTCATGATTCTCCTCTTCCGTAGGGATTGTTGACCGAGTATGCGTCGCGCCCGTAGTCGCGTGACAGTTCCTCCAATTGCCCGACCGTGAATCGGCATCCCACGCCGTGCTCCTCCGCGTCCACTGCCACGCAGCCGAGCTCGAACGCCCGTTCGGCCACCTGCCGGTCGTGTTTGTCTATGGCGGGCTTGAACGCCTCCAGTAGAGCGTCCTCGCTATAGTGCTCGCCCTGCTCGTAGACGTAATCAACGGCCATGCGCAGCAGTTCGCCGAAATCCTCGGGAATATAGTCTGGGTGCACGCTCTCTCTGCTTACGCTCATGATTCCTCCAATCTCACATGCCATTTCTCGGCTATCTGCAGCAGATACTCGTTCTCCCGCTGCGTGGGTGGGCGCAGCTTATGGTTCCTGTCCGGGTCGCGTTCCATTGCGGTCATCGCCTTGACGGTGAACGGGAAGCATTTGCAGAATTGGCTGACATTACAGCCGGTCGCCTTCGTGAGGGAATCGAACACCTGTCGTGACGGCTGGGCCATCACATAGGGCATGATTGCCAGACAAGCCGCCTTGATTTCCTCTTCCGTGGGCTGGCGCGTGGCACCGGCGATATACGCCTCCTGCAGGAGCGCGTTGCCCTTGTACACGTGTTCCGCCTTACTGCTGATGATGCTCATAGTCGGCCTCGTTCCTGATTGCTGACGAGACAGTCGTCCATGGCCTGAGCAAGTTCCTCGTCGGTGATGCCGAACGCCGATGCCACGTTCGCCAGCGTCTGCAACACGTCCGCCCATTCGGCTATCAGGTCTCTGCGGGCCGTGGAATCGCCCTTGACCAGACGTTTCCCGGCCTCCACCATCTCCGCCGCCTCTTCGAGCGTCTTCAACAACAGCCACTTGTCGGGCGTGAGATGGCCGAAAGATTCGATCGGAGGCAATTGGACGATACGATTGCTCATGCTTCCACCGCCTTGGCCGGACGGAACGGAGCTTGAGAGGTCACGTGCTTGCTGTTGAGGCCCGACCAAACAGACCCGGTGACGGGGGATTCCGGGTCACCGATAAGCAAAGCGACCAACTTCGAATTGTCCAGGCCGGAGATGGCGACGCTCCACAAGGCATTGTCCTTATCCCACCACAACCCGTCATGGTCGGGCAGCTTCGGCTTCCGACGCAAAGCGTAGGCGAAATCATCGGAGTCGATGCAGTACTCACCGTCTATCTCGCTGATGCGGATACGCAGGAGCATGTCGCCTAGAGGGTCAGGCTTGAGATCGATGACGCGGAAATGGTTTCCCTCCGTCGTGCAGGCAATATCGCCCACCTGCACATTTTCGATATTGTCGATGCGCTCATACTCGGGGTCATCCACCAATTCGATGGTATCGACGTAACTGGGAATGACGGGCGGCGTATCAGATGATTCAGCCGAGAACACGTGTAAATATGTTCGATGCGCGTCGAGCTGCATCGAAAGGTGACATATACCGTCCGTGTCTCTGGAACGCAGTATGAGCTTCCCTATGAATACGTCTCCGTTCTCCATTGTCACCTTGACTCGCTGATCGAGATTCTGAATCTCCATAATGGTCTTGCCTTCCCAGAATGGTTTCTCACTGCTCATTTCGTATCCTCCTTGCTGTAGACGGCTTCCAGAAAGTCTTTTATGAGCCGGTTCGATGGTTTTGTTCCTTTGGCGCTCATGTCGATGAGGCAGACGGGTATCTTCAGGCCTAGCGTGCCGGCGGCGATGAGCCGGTGGTAGCCATCCACGATCTCGAATTCCCCTACGCGGTCTGTCTTGGTGCCATCGATGATGATTGGCTTCATGACGCCGTGGAGGTTGATGCTGCCCATCAAAGAAGCGTTCAAAACGGTTTCGCGGAAGAGCCGCTGGAAATTCATCCGGCATATTTCGGACCACATCGGGCCAAGTGCCTTCGATTCCACAAGCCATACGCCAGCAGCGTTCTGTGGCATGACGAACCCCTCCGTGCCAAAATCATGGCCGAAATTATCCTTGAGCCATGAGCGCACATCAGCATCATCGATCATTTCGCGTCCTCGCTTTGATTCGGCACATCGGACGGCATGGAACCGCTGTAGCCGAGCATGTGCCGGCAATGGCGTATGACCAGTGTCAGTGTGTCTGCCTTCACGTTGTTGGCGAGGTCGGCGCACCAGTCGATGACTTCTTGCAGGGCCTTGTCTTTCTCAGTTACGTTCGTAGCCATCGTTTTCCTCCAAGTCTTCCCCGAGCAGCCTGAGTACTTCCGCGTATGCGATAAGTTTCCCGTCAAAAAACGCTTGGTTTATCCGATTCCTCTCTGCAAACGCCTCTTCCCGCTCTGCGTGCGCATCAGCTTCTTTCTCGCGGATTGCATCAATCACGTTCGTAGCCATCGTTTTCCTCCTTGTTGAGTCGTGTTTCGATTTCGATGCACAAGTCGAGCGCCGCCGTGAAACCGGCCTGATAGGCGTATAGCGCGGTCTCCGGCCGGCTCATGCCGCCAATCTCCGTGGCCTCCAAAAGCCACGCCATCGCACGCTCCTGCGGGGTCGGGAACTTGCCGGCCATCACGCGCCTCCCAGAATCGAGCCAAGCGGCGCCGCGCCGAGCCTCGAGGCTCCCGCGAAATGCGTGGCCGTGGAACGCTTCTTCGGCTGCGCGGCCGGAAGTTCGAACGGGTTGCGCGCGGTCAACGCCTGCTGCTGCGCCTGCTGCGGCGTGTTGCCGAGCATCCGCTGGCGGCGGTACATCCACGCCGCGTCCTCCGCCAGGTGCCTCGCCTCGCATTCGGCGGCTATCTGCGCCTCCGAGGGCTTCGACTCGTTGCGCATCCTGCGCACCATCGCGTTCACATCGCCCGAACCGCACCAGCGGCCCGAATCGTTCGCCGCGTAGAAGCGCTTCACCGCCTCCAACGCCTCGCCGAGCGTCATGTCCGCGCGAAGCTCCTCGTGGAACGTGCGCGCCTCCAGGTCGGTGATGGCCGCGTTGCCGTGGTGGACGCGAATCTTCGCCAAGACGAGCGTGCTCTCCTTGAGCGTCAGCATGTCAGAACTCCTTCCCGTGATTGGTTTTCGGCGGCTTCCTCGGCCGCATAGCGTGCTATCAGCGCCGCGTTCGCATCCTGGTTGGCCTGCGAACGGCTCCGTTGCGGAATGCTGCGGGACCGTGGTGACGGCCTTGCGTCCGGCTCCGCTTCGGGAGGCTCGCGAACCCAGTTGCGCGCGTAGAACTCGCTGCCGAGGAACTTTGAGAACTTGACGACGTAGCGCGGCTCGGTCGCGGCCACGTAGGAGCGTGCCTTGGCTTCGAGGAACCCTGCGGGGTCTTCGTGTCCCTCGCCTGCGGCCCTGACCACCTTCGGCCAGTCGATTTCGAGCTGGAAGCGCGTCTGGCTGGTCTTCCCGTCGAAACGGTTCGGCGGGTAGAACGATTCGATGCGTTCGAGCAGGTCATCGAAATCCGGTTTTGAGGGGGTAGGGGGAGTAAAAGAATTGTTATCTTTAGTTTTTAGTTTTTCGTTTTTAGTTAAAGGGGCCTCCGAAACTGGGCCGGACTTGGGCCCAGCCTCGGCCCGTTTCGGGCCGGACTTGGGCCCAGCCTCGGCCTCAGTCTCGGAATCGTTGGAATTCCGCCGATTCTGGTGCTTGAGATAATCGTGGATGAGCAGCGTCTCATCATCGAGTGCATCCCAGAAGCCGAGCTCCACGAGCAGTCTCACGTCATCGGGTGCGGCCATGATGCGACGCAGGGCGAGCTTGGACAGCCGGCCATCGGTCATGTTGTCGCTCGAGTAGCTGATGGACATCACCCATGCCGCGAACGCGCTCGGATGTTCCAAAGCGAGCGACATGGTCTTGTCGTTGAGCCACAGCTTATTGCTGAGCCTCGCGTACCCCTTCGGCTCCGTCATCGCCCTTGTCCTTTCTCTTGTCTCTCTGGCATTCGGCTATCATCGCCTGCAGTTCGGGGCTGGCCTCGATGATCTCGCTGAACTTCGGGCCATCCCCGCTGGGCTTGGGTTTGCGCCGGTAGCCGCCGCGCGCCTCGGTGCGACGGCTACCACCTATGAATGCGTGCGAGCTAGTCTTCGCCATCATCCGGCCTCGACTCGGGGCCCAACGGCAGTCCGTCGTTCAGCAGGAGCGCGAACCGTTCGAGCGGCATCCACACGAGCGTCGGATTGTTGGGCACCGGTTTCGACTCTCGGCGCAGGCGCACGGCGAAGAGCGCGTGTTCCTCGCCCAGCTCCGAGAACACGGCGAGGAAACGTTCGAGCACGTCCACGCTCAGAATCGCCATCTGTTGGGCCATGCCCTTGAGGCTTTTCACGCCGACGCCCCTGCGATGCTGGACGAGCACCCCGTAGGGAGTGTCCATGTTTGCCATCTCCACTTTCAGCTCCCGCCAGTGTTTGCGGTAGTTCGGCTGTTTCGTGTCCTTGCATTCCACGCAAACCGGTTCGCCATGGAACATGACGCCGATCAGATCGCCCTGGTCGTAGCCGCCGTGCAATGGCATGCGGTCGATGCGCGTGTCCTGCAACGCCCATGCGAGGTAACGCACCGTCCACGTCTCAAGTGATGTGCCCTTGTTTTTCGATGGGTTGGCCATCATCGCTCCAATCCGTAGTCTGCGTACATCTCGTCTGCTTCCAAAGCGCATTCCGGGCATGGAATCGGCCTTGCCGGATACACGGGGCAGCCGTGAGTCGGGCAGACCGGTTCCACGTCAGGCGGCGTCTCATCGTGATACAAGTGCAGCATCAGAACTCCGGGTCGCTGCCGCCGTTGGCCCACGGGTCGGAGGCCGGTGGCTGAGACGGCTGCGTGTAGCCGCCCTGAGCGCCGTAGCCCTGTGACTGTCCGCCGTTCTTCTGGCGCACGTTGGTGATGGCGACGGCGCTGGCGTTGATGCTGCAACTGGCGGCAAGCTCGCCTTTCTTGTTCGTGTAGGCGTCGAAACCGCTGACCTCGCCCACGATGGTCACGTCCACGAACTGGTCCTGATTCTGACGCAATTGGGCTATCTGGTCGAACACTGGGTTGAGGTTCGCGTAGCCCGCAGGCCATACCGAATAGTTCTGTTCCGGCTGGCTCTTCCAGTTGCCGTTCCGGTCACGGTAGCCCGGCGATACAGAGACGCGCAGAAACCTTTTCCCGTTCTTCGTCTCCTGCACGCCCCAAGCCGTGCCCTGGATGATTACCGTGGTCTTTCCCGCCATCACTGCTCACCTTCCTTGACGCTGGCCTTCAGCTGGGCGAGCACCTTGTCCAATTCCTCTTCGGGAAGCTCGTCGCTGGATTTCACCTCGCGGTTAATAATCTTCGAGATGGTCTCGCACGCCTCCGCGTCCGAAGCCACGCCCAGACCCTGAAAACGGCGAATCATCTCCGCACGCTTCACATCGACGGGAGACGGCTGCGGCTGCGGTTCTGGCTGTGCTTCCAGCTGCTCTTCCTCCGCTGGTTCCACGTCGATGGCGTCCGAGCCGTCCGCGTATTTCGCGTCCCCTCCCGGCATGACGATGGGGTTGAGCAGGTCGGAGTAGTCGGGTGTGCGGTCGTCGTCGGCGATGGCCTCCTTGGTCTCCACGCTCATCGGCAGGTACGGCGCCGCGCGACGAATGACGGTTTTCTTGGCCATCGCCTCGAAGTCGGTGTGCCACGGGCTGGTCGGCTTGCGCGCGGAGGGGCTGCGTTTCATGGCCGCGTTGATTTCGTCTATTCCCATGACCTGCATGTAGTGGCCGCCGTCCTTGAAGTTGGCGACCATGTACACGTGGGTGAGCTTGCCGGGCTTCGCGCACGGCACGTGGTTGAGGTGTTCGTCCAGACCGTAGGCGTAGTCGAATTCGTCGCCCTCATGCACGGCGCGGGCGCTGATGTCGCGCAGCTGGCCGGAACGGCGGGCGAGGTCGATGATGCCGCGGTAGCCGAGGATGAACGTGGCCTCCTTCTGCCCGGTGCGGTAGTTCTTGTTGCCGAACGGTAGGATGTACGCCATGCCGAGACCGTTCACGTTGCTGGGCTCCAAGCCCAGTGACGTGCAGCGCATGAAGCAGGACAGCACCGATTCCACGGTACAGTCCGCCAGCGCCGGCTCGCGGTTGATGGTGCTGATGTACATCTGGTAGAGCCGCTGTGGGTTCATCTCCTTGGGCATGACCGCCGCGATGCGAGGCCAGCTCTTCTCGAGCAGCTGCTTCATCTGGCGCTGCGGGTTCATGGCCTGCATCTGCACGTTCTGCGCCTGTGTCGCTAACTGTCCCATAATCGGTTCTCCTTTACTTGGTTTTCTTCGGTTTGATTTCGCTGAATCGGAAGGTGCGGCCCTCCCACGGCTGCACGACCCGCGTGTAGCCCTTGCGCGTGCTGTGCTTGTAGGTGGCCTGCAGGTTGCCGCAGCGCACCCCCTCGTGGTCTCCGATGTAGGTGAGGATGCAGTCCTGCAGCTCCTCCTTGCGTGTCTTCAGTGCGTTGAGGTCGGCGGCCGCCTGCCTGTAGTCGGCCATGAGCTCGCGCAGATCAGTGCTGTCGCTCATGTCCTCGATGCCCTCCGAAGGCTCCGGGTAGGCTTTCGCCACGTCCGCGCCGGTGAGGGCGGGCATCTCGTCACGGGTGACGAAACCCCAGAAGTCCTCTGCCGCATGGATTACGGCGCTCACATCGTCCTCGTCGCGTTCGAAACGCACCTCCACCGGCTCCGCCTCGCCGATGTCCGCGTAGAAATACCCCCAGCGGAAGCCGGTGACGGCCATGTAATGCGTGACCTGCGCCAAGTAGTAATCCGGCGCGATTAGCTCGCCGGCGTCGTCATGCCAGTCGGTGCGGCCACGGTTCGCGTTCGCCGTCTTGATCTCGAGAATGCCCCACGAATCGCTCGCCTCGTCGTAGATGAAGCCGTCCAGCGAGGCGTGCATCAACGGGTAAGTCTTGGACACCAGGGAGATGTCGGTGCCGTCGATGACCTGGTATTCCGGGTGCAGGGCGCGGAATCGACGGCGCAGTTCGACCTCCAAGGCGTTGCCCTTGACGATCGCCCACTTGCCGCTGATATCCTCCGGCTGCTGACGGCCCGTCTTCTCCAACCACAGCTCGTACGGCGTGCTGTAGGGGTTGAGGCCGAGAATCGTGCCCATATCCGAACCGCCCACGCCCTTGGTGCGGAAGGCGAGCCACTCATCATGGCGCTGCCCCTTCGTTGCGCCAGCCTTCTTGAACCGGTGCACGTCGAACATGCCTGTTGCCTTCGCGGCCATGTTGATGGTCGCCCGTCTCATTGCACGTCCTCTTCAAGCGCGTCCAATGCCGCCTCGTGCACCGTCTTCAACGTCTCGAACAATGCCTTGGATGCGGTCAGGGCGTCATCGGCGATGTCGAGTTGCCCCTCTTCGATGGCGCGTTCGGTGACGTGAATCGAATACTTCATGGCGAGCGCGAGCAGCGACATGTATTCGTCATGATGATCCGCCGGGGCGAGTGCGCCGGCGATGAGGTCGAACAGTCCACTGGCGAGGCGTTCGAAGTCTTCCGGCACGTCATCCTCCGTCTCCGTCTCCGGTTCGTCCGTGTCTGGTTCGACGGTCAGGTGCTCGGCGCCCAATGCGTCTGTGAGCATTTCCTCGAACTGCTTGACGGTCGGCTTGTTGTGCGATTCGCCGACCTGCTGTTGCAGGCGCTCAGCCAGTCGCGTGATGTGTTCGCTCATTGTTTCTTTCCTCCGCTTGTGGTTGGTATGAGTCGTTCGATTGATTTCAGGAGCATGATTCTGAATGTTTCGCGGTCGGTCTCCCAGAGGATGCGGCGCATGTCCGTGTCCGTGAGGAACCGGCTTAGGAGTTTGTCCCAATCCTGTTCAGGCGTAGAGGCGCTGCTTGCGCGGCTGCTTGTTGATGCGGTCAAAACGGGCCACCTCCTCGACCTCGAAGCCCAGCACCTGCATGGTGTCGGGGTCGGTGACCGGCGTCGGCCCCCAGCCTCGCGTGAGCTTGTTCTGGATGGTCTTCTTCGCCTTCCCGTAGTGTTCGGCGAGCTGTTCCACCGTCATCAGGTTTGGTAATGGCGCACTCATTGGGGTATCCTTTCCATTGGAGTTTCTTTCCGCCCCAGTAGCCGCTGGGGCTTTCCTTTTTTGCGTAACCTTGCGGTCGTGGACGGCCACGGAATCGAACCGTGGTCCCGGTCTTTGCCGCGCATACATGACCTACGCGATCTTGACTGGGGGCAACCTGCACCGCCCGAAGCGGGACGCCGGAGAATAGACCAAAGCCGACGCCCCGCCGGTCCAAGAAAACCGACACCGTATCTGTCAGTTGTTTTTTTCAGTTATCAACGAGGGTTATTCGGTTTTCCTTCCGCTATGCCAGACGGTTTTCCACGCCGTCCGGCAAGACTTATTCGACGCCCGCCTCGCTCAACACCAGTGCGATCAGTCTTAACGGCACGAAGCCGAAGCCCATGAGCGCGGCCAACCCGTTCTCGATGGGATGCGCGCACCCCATGTGCGTCATCACCCAGCCGACGCACACCGCGAACACGACGGCCCACAGAATCAGGCGGCGTGTGAAACCGCGAGACAGTTCGCCGGCCTCCGGCTTCCGATAGCCTGAAGCGTGACGGCCATACTCTTTGGCGTTCATGTTTTTCTCTTTCCGTATAAGGTCCCTCCGCCGGTAGGCTTGGAACTGCGACATTCAAAACACGGCCAACGGAGGGAAGAATGATTAATTGGGGAACGTTCATGATGGAGGTGAGCAAGACCCCGTCAGTGCTGATCGGATTGGTGTTCACCGCGATAACGATCTGTCTGACGATCTTCAACCTCTGGTGGTCGATGAGAAACAGAGTTGAAGCGGAGTGGACCGTAAGCGTCACGTCAACAGCGGACGTCATGATCGACCCGATACCGGTCGCGCAGGTACAGGCAGCGGGGAGCAGGATTCTGAAATCGAACACTACGATGGTGGTGATTGTGACGAACAGTGGTGATGGTCCAGCGTTCTCCGTGACGGCTGAGGGAATCAACATGAAGGGCATCGTCGTAAACGAATACGATTTTCCCGGACAGCAGTTCAAGCAGCTGGTGGTGCAGCAGAAGATCAACAGGGTGATGCCGGGAGAGCGTTTCTTCGTCGTCCTGGACATGATGAGCATTGTTTCGTCATGTGATTTCGGAGTGAAGGTGCTGTGGACCCCGCAGCCCACGCGATTGGGACGCGTGGTGTACAAGGAGTATCCAGTAATGCGTGACCCGTTGAAGGGATCAAGGCATATCCATACCACCACGCGGCCTTTGCTGCGCTGGTCTTCCCTGTTCTCGCATATGCCGAGACCATTCCGACGGTTGCTGCAGTTCGCGCATTGGATAAGACACGATGCCATGATGGACGTTCCCTCCTTCCTCAAGAAATTGGACGATATGCTGCCGGCCGATGACTATTCACCGAATGCTGGCGTTGATGAAGGCGCAGACCACGCAGATGATCGCGCAGACCCAAATGATTGAATTCGCATCCATCACTCCGCGTCCTTTCCGATGATTCGTTCCAACTGCGCGGCCTGTCGTTTGGCTTTGAGCCTCATCGCCTTCCGCTGAAGGCACAAGCGGTTCCACTTGTTCTTGGTCTCTATGGGGTTGCCGCCGCGTGCGATTTTGAGGCATTCCGGGCATTGGAGGAATGCCTCGCCGTCGCTTTTCCCGACCTTCGGGACGCAATGGCATGACGGGCATTCCTCCAACGGTTCCGCGATGATCTTCAACGCTTCCTCGACCTGCTGGTCCCACCGTTCGATGGCCTGCCGTTCGTCGGACGGCGAGAGCGGGTTGCCGCCGTAGTACCCGTATCCGCATTCCCCGCAACGGCAGCCCCAGCGTTCGGAGTCGTATCCGTATCCGCCTGACGTCCACGAATCCATCACCGCCTCGGCATGGCCGTTGCATAACGGACAGGGCAACGGTGTCGGCATCGGCCCCTCGGCCTGTCCGGACTGGCATGCCTGACGATTGTGCTTCCACCACACCATCACGCCACCTCCTTGCCAGCGAGCGCGACGGCGATGAAACCGGCCCCGACAAGTAGGAGAATCATTGAGATAATGAACCAGAGCATTGGTTTTCCTCTTTCCGATTGGGATGGGTGTTATGGGAGTTGACATCAGCGGGCTTGTCGCAAGCGGCGTGGTATCCGCAGTGGTTGCGATGGCGTTCAAATATTTCGACCGTCCCCATTCGAGGCTCGTGGCCACTGGTCTCAACGTGGTTGTTCCCGTGGGCCACGAACGGGACTGGGATGAGACCGGAGCCCCGGTTAGCATCACGAATTTCGGCACCGGGAGCGCCTATAACCTGCACTTTGCCGGCTCTGACTGCATCGTTTCGACGGTGCGGCCCGCAGCCCATCCCATGGATTTGCCACGTGACGAGAGTTATAGGGAGAGTCTGGAACCGGGCAAGAGCTTCATTCTGCGGATTCATGGGTGGAAAGGTGAGGATGACGGCAATCCGGTCATTGTTCTGACCCATGATCGGTTTCCTTCCGTTCCATGGCTTCGCTGGCTTCGGAAGACCTATCGTTGGCCGCTCGCCACGCTGCAAGTTGAGCACGGCCTTTCCGCTCGTATATATGCCCCAGAATCGATCCCGGTATGGCGGCAATTATTGGGAGCGATAGGAAAATATGAACTGCGAGCCAGGCAAGAAGCACTCCGCGGAGAGCGTCACCTTCGCCCCAGTTCAGAGCAATCAAAACAATGAAGCCACCCTCAATGACGCAGAATCCGAAACCGTATGCGCGCATCACGCCACCGCCTTATCAGCGAGCGCAGATTTGGCTTCGGCTTTGGCCAAAATCGATGAGGGAAGATCTCCTGCAAGTCGGGCGATTTGAATGAAGTCGCTCAGTCGCATGTCTCCATTGCGGAACTTTTTGCTGACGGATTGGCGACTGACCTGCATTTCGCTTACGAGTTCAGTGTTGGTAAGTTCTGCAGCAAGTTTTGACCGCCGAAGTTCGGCGACCGCTTCGGCCGCTTCGGCGTTTGCCTGCTGCTTGCTGTAATTACTTATTTCCATGCTTCAAACTGTAAATAAGTAATTACTTATTGTCAACTTAAAACCTACGGCGTGTCATCATTTATTTACGACCTATGCTTAGGGGCATGGCAAAGAAAGCAAGAGAATGGGAAGTGTTCGATATAGAGGTCGCTGAATACTTTTCCCAATTAAGGGAAGAAGAAGATCCCATGCCATCATTTCGCGTTATCGGCTCATCAACTGGCATGAGTCATACGAGGGTCGCCGATATCCTCAAGCAGCATGGCGGAACGCCAACGCTGAATGAGTTTATTTCGCTCTGCCGCTTCTTCGGGAAAATCCCTTCAGAAATAATGAAGCTTTTGGAAAATGGGCATCTTGTTGCTATCCCATCGGATGTGCTTGACGAGGTTAATCGCGAAAACCTCATTGCGGAAACCGTGAGCCTGACCAAGAGTGATCCAATGTCATTTGCTGCTTATCGTGATGGTCATAAGCATGACCCCGACCCGGATGGTGGTGCGTGATGAGACCTGTATTGCCGGTGCGCGCGCATGACAGTTACGGCGGGATGCGCATGGCCCTCTACCATGTTGCGCCGGAACTGACCGTGGGAAGCGCCATACTCCCCGGTGATCTGAACGGCGTATACAGAATGGACACCGACACCATCGTCATCGACCGGAGCATGACCTACACGAGGAAACGCTGCACCTTGGTGCACGAGCTCGTGCACCGAATGTACGGAGACGTGGGATGCGGATACCGCGAGCGCCGATGCCGTATGACCACCGCTCGACTCCTCATAGACGAGGACGATTACCGTAAAGCCGAAGCCATGTACGACGGAGACCCGTGGCTCATGGCCGAAGAACTGAATGTGACGCCGCAAATCGTCAGGGATTATCAGGAATGGCTGCACGACAGTGTGGCCGCATAAGAAAGAAGAAGAATAATGAATGATGTATTACTGGATGCCGGAAATATTCGCCTGTACTGGAACCGTGTCGAGGTGGTATCCGGTCTGATATTCAAGAAAACGAATGTCTATTACTACAGTGATTTCTATTCCGTGAAGGCATCAGGGAAAACTCTGACGATAAAAAAGTCCGCCATGAAAAACGCGATCATGCTGCAATTCAAGAATAAAAAACAGGCGAAGGAAGCCCTTGACATCATCAACAGCCACAAGCAATAAACCACGTAGCGCTGCATGAGAAAGGAGCGGAGATGTCCGACCATGGGAAATCTGCTGCGGCAAAAAACAGGAAGCCATTTTGGAAGAAATGGTGGTTCTGGGTGATAATCGTTCTGACTGTCGTCGCGATCGGGGGAATGAACGGCAATAGAACCAACCCGACGCAACAGGCCACCGTATCGGTCGGCGCAACGGCGAAACCGAAAATCACACCAAAGGAACCGACTCCAGAGGCAAAGAAAAACACGCCAACGAAAAAGAGCCCTCTGCAAGAGTTTAAGCGGTCGTTCGACGCGCAGTCGGCCACACCGATTTCGAACATCTCAAGCTTTGTGGTGCAAGATAGAAATAGTGGCCACTACAGGACGGAATACCGGCTTGGTGCATATTCCGATGCCACTGGAGAGCATGGAACCATAGGCGATATATCCATCGACATGGTGCGATACAGGGACAGCATGTTCCGAATTTATGCCACGGGTCCACGAGACAGCGTGCTGGCGGTTTATCCCGCCTTGGCCAAATCCATGGATCCCTCATTAACCGATACTGACATCCAGGCGTTAGTCGACAAATACCGACAAGGCTATGTGGCGAACGATCTCTCATTTGCGGATTCTGCCAAACGCATCGAAAGCAATGACTTTACTTTGCAGGATGGGAATATCGAAGCATTCATCGATGCTGACTTCAGCAAATAAAATTGCCCTGCCGGCGTTGCAGCGTCAGCAGGGCTGACTCTATAATCTGTTTTCTTCCGTTTTGGGCTCATTGAGAACAGATTCCGATTGTCTATATATCGATTTCCGGCGTTTTCGATACATAGAAGAGTAATATTCGTATTCCAAACATCGATACAACGCGAAACGAGGTGATAGGAGAGATGGACTACAAAAGCATCCGGCAGACCATCAACATGTCCCGGTCCACGGAGAAACCCACGGACGCCGCCCAACGCGAATACGAGTCACGGGTCAACGGATGGTCCACGTTCCGTTCCGGAATCACGTTCGACGGACACGAGATGTTCGCCGTATGCTTCAGGGAACTCGGCACGGCCCTCGACACCGTGAGGGAACTCGAAGGAAGCGTCGAATCATTGTGGAACGACCTGCCGAACATCGCCAAACGGGCCTACCTGTTCGACCTCATCGGAGCCGAGGTGCAAAGCACCAACACCATCGAAGGCGTGCACACCACACGCAAGGAGATAGCCGACGCACTGGAATCGGCCGCGGGCGAGGGCCCCCACAAACGGCTGACCGAATTCGCGAAACTGTTCCTCGGACTGTCCGGAGAGGACGGCGAACAGCTCGAACTGCCCCACGAGCTCAAGGACATCAGGAACATCTACGACCAGGTCACCGACGGCGAGATAGCCGACAAGGACAAACCGGACGGCATACTGTTCCGAAAGGGAACGGTCTCCGTGTGGGACGACGGCAACGGGCGCAAACTCCACGACGGCGCATACCCCGAATCGGAGATCCAGGTGCAACTCACCAAATGGATAACCCTGCTCACCGACTCGAACATACCGCCGGTGCTCCGGGCCGTGATGTGCCACTACGCCTTCGAATACGTCCACCCGTTCTACGACGGCAACGGAAGGACGGGGCGATTCCTGCTGGCATTGCAGCTGAGCAAGCATCTGAGCGTGCCCACCGCGATATCGCTCAGCCCCGTCATAGCCGACGCCAAAGGTCAGTACTACAAGGCGTTCGACGACGCCCAGTTCCCGTTGAACTGCTCCGACGTGTCCCTGTTCTGCTACCGGATGGTGAAGTTCATCATCACCGCGCAGAAAAACATCATCTCCGATCTGGGGAACAAATGGGGCTCCCTGAAGGCCGCCTACGACAAGCTCAACGACTACGCCGAACAGAAACGCCTGTCCGGCGACCAGAAGGACATCCTGTTCTACCTGCTTCAGATTGAACTGTTCGACAACAACCCGCAACCGGCATCCCGCAGGGAACTGTGCTCGTTTCTCGAAGCCGGGAACACCAGGCTCATGAGCTCCATCAACGCGCTCCTCGGCCTCGGCCTCCTGCAGGAACACGGCAAACGGCCGATACGGTATTCATTGTCAGAAACGGCCCACAGGCAATTCCTGCAATAAAAAAGAATCGCCCTGTTGATCTGGACCATCAACAGGGCGAGTGAAGAAACCACCAGACCACCAGAGAAATGGAAAGGAGGACGCTTCGCCTCCCATCCTACACGGGGCGAAGCATACCTGAAATGTCAGATTTACCCAAATACAGGAGGGGTGACAGGCTTGGGAACGCAGAACAATCGTTCCGCAGCATGCTCATCGTCTCCGTCAAGAGTCACACGCCACGAATAATTCCCCGGCGCGAGTGCGAGTCCGTTGGAGAAATCCAGTGTTCCGAGACTGACCGCACCGATATGGTTCCTTTGGTCGAGGGGGAGTCCAGCAAGGCCCGCATCAATCGTCATGATGTTCGCGATACGCAAGGATTGGGGCATCGGACCGGCAACCTCGACGACGTCTCCCTTCTCGTCACGCAGGGAGTATTCGACGGCCACCTCGCACGGGCATATATCCGCCGGCACGTGTATCTCCGTGAACACGGTGAATCGCGGCGTCATGCCATTGGGCGTGAGTGGGAAGATATTGGCACCGGAGCCAAGAACATTCCCCATACCGGAACCGTCCACGGCGGCGAAATTGGCGAGCTGCACGATAATCGACGCGCGTTCAGAAACCTCGCTCATATGTCAGGCCACCATTCTGCGTTCTTCGATGCCCTGGTTGGCGGTGGTGGACACGTTGGCTGGTTCGAAATACTCGCCTTTGCCGCCGTTCTTCATCAGCTCCGGGGTGGGAAACACGAAGATGGTGTTGTTCGGAACAACTTCAGTCCCGTTGTCCAAAAATTCACGAATGGTGGTGGGCTCGTTGTCATCGAAAAAGAACGGTATATCCTCGCGTGCGAGCTTGCGGGTTTCGGCGAACGTGTCGCCGGCGGCGGAGAATCCCGGCATGTCATCGGATTCGGCCCACCATACGCCGTCTTCCCTGTGATAGGTGATGTTCACCTGTCGTGTATCCATGTTGCGCCTCTTCATTTCTGCCCGAGGATACTACGGATCTCCTCTTCGGATAACCCGACGTCCTTCACCAGTGTCTTCTTCACCAATCCGGGCGGAACAGTCTGCCCGTCATGGAAGGCAAAGGTCAACGGTGGACGGCCCTCCGCCTTCATTCTTTTATGCGAACCATTCGCGCGGTCAATCCCGTATCCCAGACCACGAAGGATACGGAACAGGTCCGAGGCCTTCATCGATGGGTAGACGATCGGCATGCGCGATTGCCTTTCGGTTGGTTCAATTCAGCAACAGTCCCATTAAATCACATTAAAACCGGTTAAAACGTGAATCTTCCATTATTAAGCAGGTAATAAAAATGGCCAACGTCACCAGATACAAGACTAGCAAAGGCGAAACCAGATACCGCGTGAGGTATCGCAAGCCGGACGGCACGCAGACTGACAAGCGTGGATTCAAGAGAAAAATCGATGCGGAGAATTGGGCGGCGAAAAGGGTCACCACAGCCAAGGCCGAGGGAACGTACATCGACCCGCAGGCCGGCAAGGCGACGGTGGGGGAGCTGGGGGCCGCCTGGCTGGCCAAGAAGAAGCTCAGCACCAAGCCCAGCCATTACCGTACCCTCGAAGGCGCATGGGAAAAGTGGGTGAAACCGGAATGGGGCAACACCCCGGTATCCGCAGTCACCCGCGAGACGACGCAACAATGGGTCACCGGAATCAGCCAGGGCAAGACCGTCAAGGACGAGCGGGGCAACGAGATAGTGCTCGCCAAACCCCGAAGCGCTAGCGTCGTCCTCCGCGCCCACGGCGTGCTCGCCGGAATATTGGACGACGCGAAGAAAGACCGGCGTATCCCGGACAATCCAGCGAGGGGCATCGAACTGCCACGCAAGCGCAGGAAGAAGCACGTGTATCTCACCGCCGAACAGCTTGACCGGCTGGCAGGCAGCGTCACCCCATGGAGACGAGACCTCGTCCTCGTGCTTGGACTATGCGGCATGCGATGGGGCGAACTCATACCCCTGAGGGTGATGGACGTCGATCTTGAAAAGCATCGTATATATATAGGAGTGAGCGCGCCGATGGTGGGCGGCGTCATCATCCCCGATGACACCAAGACCTACAAGGCCCGCGCCATCATGTACCCGGTCGTGCTGGACCCGATCATGCGCAGACTGTGCGCAGACCGGAAACCCGGCGACCTGTTGTTCGAACAGCCGGGACGCGAGGGCATGATGATACGCGAGTGGGGTAATGCGAGCCGCGATGACGGTTGGCTGTCGGTCGGCCTGCGGCGTGCCGGCATACCCGGCCACCTCACAATCCATGACCTGAGGCACACGGCCGCGAGTCTCATGGTCAGGGCGGGTGCGAACGTGAAGGCCGTGCAACGGCAGTTGGGGCATAAGAGCGCGGCCATGACGTTGGACGTGTACGCCGACCTTTTCGATGATGATCTGGACGAGCTGTCGGAGCGCATGGGTGAGATGCTGGCGCGTGAGAATGTGGGCAAAATGTGGGCAAATGAGGTTTCGAGAGCCGCATAA